TTACGGCGACGCAGTCGAACTCCCCATCGCATTGTGCATGGGGGAAAAGCGGTTTCGTTGATGCAACAGCTAAGACTTTTCAATGAATGGTCTTCGGCTTTATGTGCCGAGCTAAACATTGAGGAATCTGTCACTTTCGCATTCCAGAAACACTTTACAAACCGCTTGGCGTCCGAAGGGAATTTCTTCCTTAAGGAATGCCGACAGTTGTTTGTACAAGGTGTGAAAGTTCTCGGAAACGATTCTCCTGCTTTTTCTCCCTATTGGGAGTTAAGCAAGGCGGGTTACCCAAAGACCTTCAGTTTTATTTTTATCAAACTTAAGGAATTTGGTCACCGTATTCGTGCTAATCCGAAATCCGCCAACGGGTTATTATCCCGTGTACGGATTCTCCTTTCACTTCTGTATGCTCCCTACGGCTTTCTTATCCCTTTGTCAAAAAGACAGGAAAGTGAAGCAAAAAAAGACTTTTTGTCCCGTATCGATGTCTGGGATGATTCCCACACTCTCGATTGGGCAGAAGTCCTATCAGCAAAACTGATGCAAGCCCTTTGGCCTGTTTTTGGTCCGCTGGATACTTCACTCAACTTCGATTTAACAAAGTCAACAGGAAAGTCTCGTGGGCCAGTAGGTTCGCCTGAGATCCCTTTACGTTCTGTATTAGGTACTTCAGGTATGACCCCTGTGAACAACATTTACGTTCAATCGTACCCAGTTGGGTCCGTTCATGTACTTGGCGAACGCGCAGGTAAAACGCGCGTAATCACAAGTTATGACGGTCGCCTCATGGCGAACGACCTACGCGATAAGCTTGTCAAATTGCTTGACAAGCTGCCTGGGGATTTCTCCCTAGACCAGTCGCAAGGTCATGAACGTGTACGTAAGATGACTTCTATGTGGATGTCTGACGATCGTCCGATTTTTTCGACAGATCTAACAGCATTTACTGATTCCCTATATCCCTCTGCTACCAACACCCTTCTTAGGGCATTGGACATGGAAGATTTCAAAGTCATTCAAAGTTCCCCGATTATGTTGGATAACGATAGGATTTTTCCTCAGCGCTACCTTATGGGCCTGAGGGGAACATTCGAGCTTGCCACAATCGTTCACCATAGTATCGCAACGGAAGTTGCTGGTATTAATGGCTATGCGATGTGTGGAGATGACCTAGTTTTTCGTGGGGATATCAATAAATTCCCTACCATTCCGGTATCAACCGTTGATAAGGTACATCTTCAAGTGAGAAACCCAGAAGAAATCGAGGCACTTAGTGCCTATAACGATTTAGCTCACGATTTAGGACTTTACCTAAATTCGAGTAAGACCGTAATTTCGAGGTCTACAGCTATCTTCTGTGGAAAGGTTTTCCATTGCGGCTTAGACGTCACACCACATGTCCCCCCATTCCATTCTTGGGTGGGTGCGGATTTTTATTGTGACGTTCCACAACTCGTAACCAAAACAGTTGAGTTTGCCCATCAGGCTTGTAGTAAATTACTACGTTCAAGGTTATTCGGTATTATTAAGCGCCAATTTGGACGCTTGTATACCGGCCTTCCTTTGCCTATGGGTTTACCAGT